TGCCAATGCTGGCATTGATGTAGATGCTGAAATAGAAAGAGCTCGTGATGAAAGTGCTAATCAATTTGAACCTACAGATGTTAACTCTGACACTGATCCAGCACTGGCAGCAGATGACGGAACCACACAAGGCATACAGGATCAGATAAACGATCAAGGTGCGGCCGAACAAAACGCTTCAAAAACCAATGCACTAAATCAAGCCACACTACAGGCACGGTACAAACAACCTGCCAGTTCAGACTGGCGTGTGCGACTACAACTTGCACCTGGTGCAAACTACCTGTACAAAGCTGGCAAAGATGGCGGCGAAGCAGGCATCTTAAAACCATTATATGATACTGACGGAGTTATATTCCCTTACACTCCGTCAATTGAAACATCATACAATGCCAACTATGAAATGTATGATCTCACACACTCAAACTTTCGTGGATACTTCTACAAAAACAGTCGGGTGAATGATATCAACATTCGTGCCACATTCACAGCACAGGACACACAAGAGGCTGCGTACTTGTTGGCAGTGATTCACTTCTTCCGTAGCGTGACCAAAATGTTCTACGGCGCCAAAGATGCCTATCGTGGCGCACCACCTCCACTGACTTATTTGAGCGGATTAGGTGCGTATCAGTTCAACAATCATCCGTGTGTGGTATCGCAGTTTAACTACAGCCTACCCCCAGATGTTGACTATATAAGAGCAAATGCACCCAACAACTATGGTACCAACTTGCTGACACAACGTGCTCGCACAGGTGCAATTGCTCCTACCTTTGGATCTGCCAGTTTGACTCGACTGTTGGGAACACTGACCAAACCGCCGGTGGGCGCTACTGCTACACCACCAACACCAGGTATGATAAATCAAAATGTCAATAACACTTCGCAGGCAACTTATGTGCCAACCAAGATCGAACTCAGTATTACTCTGCTGCCAATCAACACACGCAGTCAAGTGAGCACACAGTTCAACATGAAAGAGTTTGCATCAGGTGCATTGATCAAAGGAGGATTCTGGTAATGTCTAACTATGTATCAACTAGTCCATACTATCAAACAGGATACAGTCAGTTCTTCCTAGATGTCATGGTCAATCGACCCATCCCAAAAGAAACAGATGACTTGGAATTTATTATCAATCAAACATATCAGTATCGTCCTGACCTGCTGGCATTTGACTTGTATCAAGATTCAAACCTGTGGTGGGTGTTTTATCAACGCAATCCCAACACACTCACAGCACCTCCCTTGGACTTTAAGTCAGGTGTGAAAATATTCTTACCAAAACTTAATACTCTTAAAACATCACTGGGGTTCTAATCAATGGCTACTGGAAAACAGTCAATACCTCCTGAAATACAGGCACTGGTCAATCGAGCAAGACAACTTTCTCGTAGTATTGAACAAACAGGTCCCGCCAACGCTGACTCAATCCCACAAGCATTGGCCATTATACAAGATGCAAGATCGCAACTGGCTGCTCTCAGCTCGTCGTCATTTGTGTCTCAAAGTTCTATTGATCAAGCGTTTGCATCGTTAGTTGAGTCAGAAGCAAGATTAGTTGCAACAGAGCAAGTGATTGCCAAGGCAGAACCAGCGTTACCAGAATCTGCTGGGCAAACAGTCAATGATGATGCTGTAAACACTCCCAACAAGCCGCCGCCATTGCAAGCAGGCCCTGATGGACGAGTAAGTGTACCACCAGCAACAACTACCCCAACTAATGCTACACAACCAGATGTGGGAGCATCCAGCACAGGAACTGATCAACCTACCAAAACATTTGACAAAACACAGGCCACCTACGACGGCGTATCAGGTCAGACCATGCCGGCATCACCAACAGATGCTGCGTCTGATCCCAATACCAATGTTGGCAATCAAGCACCTACCACTGCCGGGGTTGGTCAAGTTGATGATAATATTCGGCCTACTCCCGAATCACAGTCGGTCAAAGTCAACAACGGATTTAACGATCCACAACCTATTGTTCCGCAACCAAACATTCTAAGTAAGTTTGCCAGCTCAACATACAATGCTTCTGTGTATTTGTTAACACCAACACAATATGAAACATTGATAAAAAGCAAACAGAAAAAAGTCAACGGTTATAATTTGCTGTTCCAAACAGGCGGAGCACCAACCAACGTTGGCGGGGCAAAAGGCGCACTAGGAACAGCAAACACAGCCACACAATCAGATTTAGAAGCTGAAGGCATTGGCCTGGCAGCAAATGTAGCCACTCCGGGTGCAAAAGATCCTGACGCTGGCCGCAATCCATTTTTTCCCGATGATTTTTACATTGACAGTATCACACTTGAAAACATGTTCCCGGGCAAACAAACCAGTGCCGCGCACATGGCAACCAATATAAAATTCACTGTGGTTGAACCTGGCGGCATCACCCTACTTGATCGATTATATCAGGCAGTACAAGACCAAGCACCCAAGAACAAAGCTGGGGCTGTGAACTACACAGCGGCACAATATCTCATGGTCATACGGTGGTATGGCTATGACGAAGCAGGAAATTTAATACGACCTGGTGCCAAAGGCAAAGATGGACTAAGTGATCCCAATGCCATTTGTGAAAAGTTTATTCCGTTTCTTATTAAAAAAATAAATTGGGGAGTAAGCAACAAACTGGTAAGTTATGAGTTTGAAGGAGCACCAGTAGGTCAAAACGTTGCTGGAACAACTGCTCGTGGTACAGTACCGTTTGATCTTGAGCTGAGTGATTCAACTGTGGGAGGCCTACTAGGTGGTGCTGCCAAGTACGGCACTGGCGCTACAACTACTGCCTCCCCAGGTGCTAGTACAACAGCTACCACAGGCAGTGATGGGCGTACAACCAATGATCCCAGACGAACGGACAGCGCCACTGGGGGTTTGAATTCAGTTGATGGTACCGCATTGACTAGTCCAGCAAATGCCGCTGCCGCGCCCACACCAAAGAAAACCATCACTGCTGGACTCATGGGTGCCATGAATGAGTTGCAAGCTGAGCGTGTGGCCAGCGGTGTTTATCAACATCCTGACAGATACGAACTGGTGTTTGCCAACGGTGCAGAAGCCATTAGAGATGCACTAATCACACTGCCGGGCAAAATAAAAAATCAAAGAGCCACTCCAATGGCACCAGCAGCGGCTGTTGATCCCACAAGCAAAGACACTGCCAGACAACGAACCGACAACACTGTGAGAAATTTTAATATCACTGCTGGTCAACAATTGTTGCAGGCCATTGATCTAACAATTCGCAACAGCAGTTATATCTATAAACAAGCGGCTGTACAGAATTCAGAAACTCCAGACCCGGAAAAGATGGACAAAGAAGGGGTTGACGAAACATCATCTGAAAATAAAGTTCCAGCTAGGGCAACCCTAAATTGGTACGAAATTACCATGGAAGCAATTCCGGGACCATACGATTATAACCGCAACGACTATTCTTATACCATTAGATATATTATTAGTCCTTACAGAGTACAAAACTTCAACAGTAAATTTTATCCTATACCTAAATTTGCCGGAATACACAAACAGTACAGCTATTGGTTCACTGGCGAAAACACTGATGTATTGGATTATCAAGCCACATTCAATTACATGTACAACATGACCATGACTGGCAGTGAGCCAGGAAACAATGCCCTGGCCGCTTTGAGAAAAAAATATACCAGTAGCATGAGAGAGTTGACAAAATACACATGGCAGGCAGCCAGCGATCAAACACGATCAGGAGCAGAGTCAGATGCCAACGAGATTGGTGCAAATGCGGCAGAGTCATTGTACAATCCCAGTGACCTGGCCAAAGGCAAAGTTAAGATTGTGGGTGATCCTGGCTGGATCCAACAAGGCAGTATAGCTGGCGGAGTTGGAATTGGCAACTTTAATTACAGCGGCTTCTTGCCTGATGGCACTATAAATTTTGATTCACAACAGGTGATGTTTTCAATTGAATGGCAACGACCACAAGACTACGACATAACCACTGGCTTGGCCAATCCTTACGGTCGTGAAGGCGGCGCTAGAAAACCACTCAACAGTTATGTGTACCAAGCAATTAAATGTGTATCTGAATTTCGACAAGGAAGATTTGAACAAACCATTGACGGAACGTTGTATGTGTATCCTGTTGAAAACTTAAAGAACGCAGTAACACAACCAAGTAATTCAGTTGCAAACGATGGATCCAATAGCAGATTAGAAGACACCGCATCAACACCCAAAACTGGAGGTGCAAAACAAGCACCAGCACAAGTTGATAACACCGAAACAGCCAGTGCATCAATTACCAGCACCACACCCAATGATGACTCGTCTCCGGGTCCTCAACAAAACTCTTCAACCAGCAGTAACGGAGAAAATATTGGACTAAATCAGTTTCGAGCACCACCACCAATAGGAGTGAATCAGAATTTTATTGATGCCAACGCAGAACTACAAACAGATTCAGACCCGCAAACTATAGTGAAAGACTACTAAGGACCTACAATGGCAGAAAATACGCAACGCAGTCGTGGACGTCCCGGGAATTACAAACTAGACCGTGGCGGATACCCATCAGAGAACGGACCGTTCCTGGGCATAGTAATGAACAACATTGACCCCACACGAGCAGGGCGATTACAAGTGTTCATTACCAACTTCAACGACGGCAACATGAATGATGATACCAAGTGGACCACGGTAGATTATCTGCCCAGCTTCTATGGTGCCACGCCCAAGTCGGGAACCAGTTCAGGAGCAGGCACATATCCTGGCAATAGAAACAGTTATGGCATGTGGTTCACGCCCCCTGATCTTGGAGTCACTGTGGTTTGTATATTCATCAACGGCGACAGAGATCAAGGTTTTTATATTGGAGTTGTGCCTGAACAAGGAATTAATCACATGATTCCAGCCATTGGATCTGCTCCAGCACCAAACTTTGTTCCACAAAATGAAAATCAAACGGTGTACTTGGCAGATGCCACCCAAGCACCTGTTACAGAAATTAATGACACCAACATTGCAATAATTAACAATCCACGATTCTTTGAACAACAAAAACCAGTTCACAGTGTTGTGGCAGCCGCACTATTTCAACAAGGACTAATAAATGATCCTGAACGCGGACCTATCGCCAGCAGTTGTCAACGTGAATCACCTAGTGCAGTGTTTGGAGTTAGTACTCCGGGTGTGGCAGTTTATCAAGGTGGCATCAAGCCTGGAGAAATTAGAGATCGTATTGACTCGGGCAAATTGAAACCACAAGATGTCAAGGTCATTGGCCGCATGGGCGGACATACTCTAGTGATGGACGATGGCAACATAGACGGCGACAACGCCTTGTTCCGTTTGCGAACAGCCAAAGGCCACCAGATCACCATGAGCGACTCAGGTGATTTCTTCTACATCACACATGCCAACGGACTCACATGGCTGGAATTTGGTAGTGAAGGCACAGTAGATGTGTTTGCCACAAACTCTGTAAATGTTCGCACTCGTGGCGACATTAATCTACACGCTGATCGCGATATCAACATGTACGCAGGGCGCAATATCACGGCCAAGTCCAAAGAAAATATCACACTAGAAGCAGAAATATCATTTACTGCCACTGCCCAAGAAAATTTCACCTTGTACAGCAAAAGTTATATTGGAGTCAAGTCAGATGGATCACTAGCTTTGGACAGTTCAAACGGTTCTTGGAAAGGCGGCAGTACATTGACATTCTCCGCTGGCGGCATTGATTTGAACGGACCAAGCGCAGCCTCAGTGACTTCGCCAAAGCCTGTGGTTAAAACCGTGATGGATGACACAGAGTTTGATACCAGCAAAGGTTGGCAAACTCTAGAGGATGGACTAGAAAGTATTGTGAGCCGTGCTCCTACTCACGAGCCTTACAGTTATCACAATGAAGGTGTTGATGTTAAACTAAGTCTTGAACAAGGCAAACCACCACCACCTCCGGGAGCAGAACCTGTTCCTGAAGGCATAGAAATACAGGCAGAGTAACATGGGAACATTTACATTTAACATTGATCAAGTACCGGGTGCGCCAGTAGACGCTGACAGTGCAAAAACATTTAAAATCACAGGTCCCAATACACTGACACAGGCACAGGCACAGGCCATATTTGAAAAACAAGTCAAGACAGGCGGTCTAACAGGATTCAAAGCTGGTGATGTACTGAATGCGGCCACGCAAGTAGCTGATGGATTAAAATCAGCACAATCTCAGTTGACCTCAGGCATAAGCAGTATAGGAGCGTCAGTTGCCAAAGCAACCAATGGCATTACTTCTGCAATTGCCAAGACTGGAGTTTCTAACGGAATTAATCCAGGAAACTTTGTCAAAGCGTTGCCGGCACTTGGAAGCATTGGAAACTTAGATACTTCACAGGTTACTGGAACACTGGCACAGGCAAGCAAGCTGGTGGCACAACCATCGTCGATTGTGAGCAATTTTGGTGGTGCTGGCAATTTTGGACTTGATGTTGGTCAGTTGGAAAAGGCCGGATATGTCAAACCAGGCATAGCAGCCAAATACATTTCCGCAGGACAAAATTCCATAACCAGTGTGTTGAACAGCCCGTCAGTATGGACTGGCAAAGACGGAGTCAATCAGGTGCAAAATATGTTGACCAATCCGGCAGCACAAACCAAAGTACAACAGACTCTTATGACCACCGGGTTAGCTCAAGTAAAATCGCTAGGTCTGCCTGTAGATCAATTGGCAGCAACAGTGATTGGCGGAGTTGCATTAAATGCTGCCAAGGATGTTACTGCAACACTGGCCTGGGCCAAAGGGCAAACAGCAGACTTGAGCCCAGACCTTGTTGCAAAGTTCAATCAAACAGCTAAAGACGCATCCTTTGCGGTAAACTTAGTGGATGAAAAAATAGCCAACGAGTCATTGAATATCAAGCAAGTTACAGGATCTGTAGGAACAATTAACAAGACAACTCTCAATGCCGCTGTTGGTAGAGTGATTGGAAATGATAAGATCCCCAGCTTGAACTTCAGCAAAGGAACTCCAAACCCTGCGGCCGAGCAAGAATTAAAAGAAATTGGCAAGCAACTCAGCACTATTGGAAACAAGGACCTGGCAATTATTTCTGAACCACTGACATCCAGCAACGTTGATGCCAGGGAAGCAAGAATAACAGCACTCAAAGCTGAAGTAACACCACTCATTGGCAAGCTAGATGCGTTGGCAACATCTGTGGCAGCCAGCAACAAAACGTTGGCTACAAAAGCACGATTGGCACTTGGAAACGCTGAGGCCTTGATTGAATTATTAGATAACGATCTCGAAAACATTCGCCGATTCAGAGCCGCACTACAAAGCATATAAATATTATCATGACTACATTCATTGGGTTCAACACCATTAATCAATACAAAAAGTTTACATTGACAGACTTTGATTTGATCAAACGAGACCTGCTGAATGCGTTCAATATCCGCCAAGGGCAATTGCCCGGCCGCCCGGCATATGGCACAATAATTTGGGATTTTTTGTTTGAACCACAGACGTCCCAAACTCAAAACGGAATAGAAGCAGAAATACAGCGTGTGGCAGGCGGCGATCCACGCATTTTTATCAGTGACGTTCAAACATACCCACAAGAAAATGGCATCTTGATTGAGATACAACTCACTGTGGTACCAACACAAAATGCAGAAATACTCAGCATTTTCTTTGACCAGCAACAACGAGTAGCCTCCTACGTATAACTACGCCGTTTTTAGTAACCATAAATACTTTCAGTGACACAAAGGTTACAGAACAATGGCAACAACCACTAGACAAACCGCAATATTTGGCGTAGAAGATTGGAAGCAGATCTATCAAACATATAGGGAAGCAGATTTCCAAAGCTACGATTTTGAAACTCTTCGCAAGAGTTTTGTAGACTATCTGCGATTGTATTATCCAGAAACATTCAATGACTACATTGAATCAAGTGAATTTATTGCACTCCTGGACATTATTGCGTTCATGGGGCAATCACTTGCTTTCCGTACTGATCTTAACACTCGTGAAAATTATTTAGACACAGCAGAACGTCGTGATTCGGTTGTGCGACTGGCCAATCTAGTAAGCTACAGTCCCAAACGCAACACAGCCGCACAAGGCTTGTTGAAAGTATTCAATGTTACCACAACAGAAAACGTTGTGGACTACAATGGAGTTAATTTAAGCAATGTCACAGTTGACTGGGCTGACCCCACTAACCCAGACTGGCAAGAACAGTTTACAGCAATTATCAATGCTGCCTTGGTTGATACTCAGCGTGTTGGCCGCCCGGGCAATCGTCAAACATTACTAGGTGTAGACACTGCTGAGTATGCAGTGAATCTGGTACCTGGCTTCTTGCCTGTTATTCCTTATACTGCCACAATTGACGGGGTGAACATGCCATTTGAAGCAACCACATCTACCAGTGCTGGCCGTGATTACTTGTACGAACCTGCACCAGTACCAAACACAAGTTTTAACGTGTTATTCCGTAATGATCAATTGGGATTCAGTTCTGCCAACACTGGTTACTTCTTTATGTTCAAACAAGGCACACTACAGAACACAGATTTTAACATAGCGGAACGCACAAGCAATCGCACTGTGAATATCAACGTGGAAGGTGTCAACAACGAAGATCGTTGGTTATTTGAACTTACCAACGTGGGTAACATCAATCGTGAATGGCAATATGTAGAAAGTGTATACACCGCTGCCGCTGAACAAACGGTATTACTGCGTCCTATCTATTCTACCACCAGCCGTAGCAATGATCAAATCACTTTGGTATTTGGCGATGGCGTATTCTCAGAAATTCCCGTGGGCATTTTCCGTTGTTATACTCGTGCGTCAAATGGCTTGCAGTACATTATCAATCCAGAAGAAATGCAAAATGTCACATTACCAATCAGCTACACTGATCGCAATGGTAATGTACAAACAATTACATTCACTTGCGGAATCACACAACCAGTGAGCAATGCACAAGCACGTGAAACAATTGATGCAATTAAACAACGTGCCCCTGCCAGATACTACACACAAAATCGCATGGTCAACGGAGAAGACTACAATCTGTTTCCGTACACTGCTTACAATAGTATTATCAAAAGCAAAGCCTTGAACCGTAGTTCAATTGGTACAAGCCGATATTTGGATCTAGTTGATAACACCGGCAAATATTCATCGACCAACACTTTCTCTAGCGATGGTGCTGTGTGGGAACAAAATATTCTTCCTACCATATTATTCAGTTGGATCAACCGAAACGAAATTGCCGACTTTGTGACAAACTCTGCCCAACCGCAAATTGGTCAGGCCACAATGAAACAGTTTTACTATGCCAATTTTCCACGACCTGAAGTTAACATAACAGACTCAGCCACAGCATTGAGCACCTGGCAACAAAGCACAACATTGGCCAACGAGACTACAGGTTATTTTAAAAACGCCGCTGGCAATGCTATTCCTGTTGGTGGCAGCACCACAACTGTTTTTAACTATGTTCAGGTTGGTAGCATTATTAAATTTACCGCACCCACAATCAATGGTATCACTTACTATTTTGATCGTAACAACCGATTACAGCCTGGAGTACCAACCAAGCCCGACGAAAGTTTAGAAATTTGGGCAAGCCCTCAAGCCATCATTGGCGACGGATACAATGGCGGCATTGGAAATCTACCATCTGGTGCTGGACCGGTGACTCTCAACAATTTTGTGCCAACAAATGCAGTGGTTGACAGTATTATTCCTGTTTTCATTACAGATTTGCCACTGTCATTAGAACAACAGATGGGCGATCAAATTGAATTGTTTCGTAATTTTGGTATTGGATATGCCAGTACAGAAATTACCACTCCGCAAGGCAACAAGATTAATCCAGGTACTTGGTATCTAATTAGCAGTACAAATCTGGATGCCAATGCCACCTGGAGCCAAACCAATGCTGGATCAACATCAGGCACAAATCAAGATTCCAGCTGGTTGGCACAATTTGTAGTTGAAAATCAAAATTACACTGTGACCTTCCGTGGACTTGCATATAACTTTGGTAGTGTGTTGCAAACACGTTTCTTCTTCTATGATGACCAGTTGGTTTACGACAGCCGCACTGGCACAATTATCAAGGACTTTATCAATGTGTTGGCAATGAACACTCAACCAAACAACAGCAATCCTTTGCAAAGTGATGTGTATATGAATATCATTGGACAACCTGTTGAGAGTGATGGATATGTTGATGACTTCCAAGTGTTAGTCAGTTTCCGCGACAGCGACAATGATGGCGTTCCCGACAACCCAGATTTCTTTGAAGAAATTGTAGGGCCTGTTCCTGCTATACCCAGCACAGGACCGTGGGTGTTTCTACAACAAACCGTGGACTTTGACAATTTACAACGTTACTTGTTGGTTGAACAAGGTGTGGTCAATTCAGACTATGCCACACTAGATGACATTGAATTGGTAAAAGCTGAATGGAGTCCTGGACAAGTATTCTATGCCTATGGCACCTACAACAGCAGTGGCGAAATAATTGTTGCGCCAGCGTTTTATCTACTGAGTATTAACGTTGCTGGAGCCAGAACATTGGTTGAACAGTCAGGATGGATTGCAAGATCAGGCAGACAAAACTTGTACTTCCAATACCGCCACAACTCACCACTGACCAATCGTATTGACCCAGGTACCACCAACATCATTGACTTGTATGTGGTTACACAGGCATATTACACTTCTTACCAGAACTGGATCAAAGACACCACTGGCACAGTCGCACAACCTGATGTTCCCACAATTGATGAGTTGTCAACTGCGTACCAAGGCTTACAAGATTACAAAATGATTTCTGATAACATTGTGTTGAACTCTGTAAACTTCAAACCATTGTTTGGTGCCAAAGCTGCACAACAATTACGAGCCACAATCAAAGTGATCAAGGCACAAGGATCTACAGCAAGCACCAGCGAGATCAAGAGTAGTGTAGTGGCAGCCATGAACACGTACTTCAGTATTGACAAATGGAACTTTGGAGATACTTTCTACTTCTCTGAACTAGCAGGATACTTGCACAGAACACTTGGAAGTATCATTAGTTCAGTAGTTCTAGTACCATTAAACAGTCAGAAGAGTTTTGGCGACTTGTATGAGATTAGATCAGAGCCCAACGAAATCTTCGTGAATGCCGCAGACATAACTAATATAGAGGTGATTGAAGCATTGACCAGCACCAATCTTAGAACAGCACCCGGCAGTGGAGTCATTTAATGGCAAAAGTACGAAGCGTAGATTTTTTACCTGAAATTTTTCAGACTGATGTAAACAAACAGTTCCTGGCAGCCACGCTGGATCAGTTGATACAAGAGCCTAAATTTAAAAAGACCCAAGGATTTATTGGCCGTACTGTGGGCCCAGGTGTGAACCCCAACGAAAAGTATGTTGTAGAATCAACCAAGGTTCGTGCTGATTATCAACTCGAGCCAGGAATCATCAGTCTCAAACCTGATACCAACACCATTGAAGATGTTATCACATATCCAGGACTGCTTGATTCACTTGACTATCAAGGTGGCAACTCAGCACGTCCAGACAGACTGTTTGAAAGTGAATACTATACCTGGGATCCGTTTGTTGATTGGGATACATTTATTAACTTCAGTCAGTACTTCTGGCTGCCAGGTGGTCCAGGTGCAGTGGATGTGGCCGCTACAGGTGTGCCGGCAAGTGATAATTTTGTAGTAACCAGAGCCAATGGCGTTTATACCTTTTCTGGTCTGAATGGAGACAACCCAACAGTTGATCTAGTGCGAGGTGGTAGCTATACTTTTCAAGTTGCACAAAACGACAAGGAAACAGTAAATTATCGTGTGACCAATTCTGGAACCAGTGCGTATGTTATTGATTATGCTAACAATCCTACGCTGACACTAGCACGTGGCAATACGTATGTGTTTAATTTGAATTTAAATGGAGTATATCCATTCTACATTAAAACAGCCGCTACAACTGGCTTGAACAATGTTTACAGTTCGGGAGTGACCAATAATGGTGCAGTAACAGGACTTGTGACATTTGTAGTTCCACAAGATGCTCCGGATACGCTGTACTATTCTAGCGCCACGCAATCAAACATGCGTGGACAAATTAACATCATCGACGGCACTGCAGGTACAGGAGCAGGTTTTTGGATTCAAGCCGCACCGGGTATCAATGGTAAAATGCCTGCCACGCCAAACATCAGTTCTAGAGATGTGTACGGTGTAACCAACAATGGCGAAGACCTTGGCACCATTACATTCAACGTTCCAACAAAAACTGCACAACAGTTCTATTATGACCTGCCTAGCCTTGGATCCATTGATCTCTTGACTGATTTACGCTTTGATCAAATCAACAACATTCCTGTGGTTGACTTTATTGCTGCCTATGGCGGCATTGATGGCATCACAGCACTTGATGGCAGAACATTGGTATTTGAAGGCACATCAATAGACACCGATCAAGGCGGCTGGACCAAAACAACGTTTTTTGATCCTTTGACACAGAGCGATAGTTTTACAGGGCAACCAGGCAGTTATGACAGTTTGTTATACGCACAACAACTTGAAGTACCGTTATCTCAACGTCGCGGAATCTGGCAAATTAACTATGTCAGTAATGCTGGATTTGTTTACATCAGCCTAACCAATGTGGGCAATATCAACGACTTGGAAAAGTTTACTATCTTGTATGGCAACACTTATGCAAGCACAGGATGGTTCAAGAACGATGCAGGCGTGTTTAAACAAATACCTTTGTTGACAGCATCACAGGACACATTGTATTACCAAGATGGCACAGACCCTGGTATATTTGGTCGAATTAGATTGATTGATCAAACACAAAGTTCTACGTTGTATATTGACGAAATTATTGGTAAAAAAAATTACACCAGTCCCAACGGTGTGGCATTTACCAATGGATTGAAAGTTGTGTTTCGTGGAGATGTTGTTCCGTCTAGTTACATCAACACAGAATATTATATCAGCGGAGTTGGCATTGCTATAAAACTGTTGCCGGTATCAAATTTTGTCTGTCCAGAAACTTATGTAGTAGATGCTGATACTAGTACTATTGACACAGAACCATCCACATTAGATTACCTGACAGTTAATCGTGCAAGCCTAGATCTCAATGCGTGGTCTAGAAGCAATCGATGGTTCCATATTGACGTTATCAACGCCACAGCAAAATACAACAACACTGAAGTTACCATTGACAATCAATATCGCGCCAAACGTCCGATCATTCAGTTCCGTCCCGGAATACGGTTGTTCAACATGGGCACCGAAGGTAAACAGCCTGTTAACGTTATTGACTTTGCAGAATCTGATGCGTTTAGCAATGTAGAAGGCAGCACTGGCTACACAGTAGATGGATACAATTTTGTACAAGGCAGCAGGGTTATCTTTGCCAAGGATGCTGATGCCAATGTGCGCAACAAAATTTGGGTAGTTAATTTTGTGTCGCCAGATTCAGTATCACCGGTGATTGCTCAACCTATTATTAACCTAACACTAGCCACCGATGGCGATGTGCTGGTTGATCAAAGTACTGTGTGCTTGGATGGAGATACACTTACCGGTGTTACCTTTTGGTACAACGGAGTTGAGTGGACTGAAGCACAACTAAAAACCAAAGTTCAACAAGCACCGTTGTTTAACGTGTACGATGCTGATGGGGTAAGTTTTGGAAACAAAGCAGTATACCCATCAACTACATTTATTGGATCAAAATTATTCAGTTACGCCCAAGGTACAACTGGCATCTTAGATCCTATTTTGCAATTCCCCTTGCAATATTTAAATTTAAACAACGTTGGCGACATTGTGTTTGAAAACAACTTGTACAAAGATACATTTTTGTATGTGCGTGATAACGTTAGTACAACATCATTGATCAGTTCTGGATTTCCCAGAGAATATGCCACACGATTGTTGTATAATCGATTGTTGGGATGGAACACAGCAATTACACCATCTCAAGTCAGACAACAGTTTAAGTTCACCTACGATGGCCGCCCACTGCTGTTGGATATCCAAGCACAGAGCGATGGCATTGTTCCTGCGGTAAAAATTTATGTTGGTAGCAAATTTAAAGATCCAGGAACGTATACACTTGCAACCACCTCTAATTCATCTACTATCACACTAGATGATACTTTTGTGATTGGTGACATTGTTGAAATATTGGTATTGAGTGATCAAACAAGCCAGGTGGCATTTTATCAAGTTCCAATCAACCTAGAGAACAATCCATTAAACGGCAATAGTGATGCATTCACCCTGGGTACTATTCGCACACACTACGAATCAATCTGCGAAAATTTAATCACATTAACTGGCACAATTAACGGTGCAAACAACACACGCGACCTAGGTGCAATTGGCCCTTACGGGTTAATTATTCTGCAACAAAGCAGTCCTCTGACCTTGGCAGGATATTTTAACCGTAGCAAAGAATACAATATTTTTGCTTCACTGCAATATAATTCACGTGAATATCAAAAGTTCAAAGACTTGTTGATGAACGAAGTTACCAACTTGACTTTATACACAGAAACTCCTGCAGAAATATTGGTAGAGGCCATGGCCAACATCACACTGGGACGACTAGAATCTAATCCATTCTACTGGTCAGACATGGTGCCATCTGGATCGGTATATATCGAAAACAAATACACAGTGAGTTTGATCACAACCAATGTGTTTGATACTGTACAAGTTTACAATTACACATCAGCCAACTATTTAGGACTGTTGGTTTACAAAAACAATGAGTTGATGACTCGTGGATTTGACTACACCGTGGCTACAGATGGTCCGCGAATAACAGTGTTAACGCCCTTGGCTGTTGGTGATGTTATTGCCATTCAAGAGTATTCAGCCACCTATGGCAACTTTGTTCCCAACACTCCTACCAAGATGGGATTGTACCCTTCGTTCCGCCCAGTGATCACCACAATTGATGCCACATCTGGATCTCAACTAGTTATCATTGGCCATGATGGCAGTCAAACTCCGGTGTTTGGTGATGTTCGAGATCAAGTGTTACTTGAATTTGAAACACGTATTTTTAATAATTTAAAACTAGATGGCAATCCCGTACCAATCAATGCTAGTGACGTAATACCAGGACAGTTCCGTAGCACTGGATATTCATTTGCAGAAATCAATGATATATTAAATGTTGATTTCTTGAGCTATGTTGGATGGAACAAGTTAGATTACAACACACAAAATTACATTGCAAGCAATGAGTTTTCGTGGAACTACAGCGGCTCTCAGAACAAGTTGACCACAAGTCAAAATCTAATTGGTTCATGGCGTGGTATCTACAAATATTTTTATGACACACAAGACCCTGCAAGAACTCCGTGGGAGATGTTGGGATTCAGTATTAGACCATCATGGTGGAATGATGTTTACGGTCCAGGGCCATACACGTCAGAAAACATGGTGCTATGGGATGACCTAGAAGCAGGAATTGTGGCTGATCCGTTGGGATCATACGTACTGCCAGCATATATTCGTCCTAATCTCACACAAGTGATACCAGTTGACAATGAAGGTAATCTAGTAAGTCCATTTGAATGCGTGGTTGGCAACTACAACGAAACAACATTTCAAAAGAGCTGGTCAACTGGGGACGGCAGCCCAGTTGAAGCGTCATGGTGGAATTCAAGTGCATATCCATTTGCTATCATGCGATTGTATGCATTAACAATTCCTGCTAAGTTTTACTCATTGTACGCAGACAGAGACTTATACCGATACCGAGCTGAGTTTGGACAGTTTCTTTACAATGATCGATATCGACTAGATGCCAATGGCATACAAGTATATGGCAATGGCACAAGCAAAGCCAGTTTTATCAACTGGATCGTGGACTACAATCGCGTCACTGGTATAAACAGTACTACGGCTCTTGAAGCAGATCTTGCGAGTATTGACGTTCGCCTGTGCTATAGACTAGCTAGTTTTTCTGACAAACAGTATATTAAATTATACACCGAAAAATCTAGCCCTAACAGCTTGAATGCAACATTGTTGATACCCGACGAAAGTTATGATCTACTGTTGTACAAAAATCAACCTTTTGACCGGCTGATTTACAGTTCAGTTGTGATACAAATTGTTGAAGGCGGCTATGCTGTTTATGGCTATTCAACTACTCAACCTTACTTTGATATTTTAGTAAGTCAGTCAGCTGGCAGATTAAAACCATACACAGTTGGTGATGTTACTGTGCGGGTGCCCATAACGCACACCAACACTGTGGCACAGGTTCCGTATGGATATGTGTTTACAAATCAAACCAGTGTGTGTGATTTCTTGTTGAGTTACGGCAAATTATTAAATGAACAAGGTCTTGTGTTTGATGATAGAGTAAATGGTTACCAATTGGACTGGGATCAAATGGTTGTTGAGTTCTTGTACTGGAGTCAGCAAGGTTGGGAAAACAGTTGTTTAATCAATCTCAATCCATTGGCCAGTGCATTAACAATTACCAAACCAGGTGCGGTGGTGGACAGCATTGTTACACAAACCAGCGAAAATGTTTTGCTGGATCAAAACAAGCGTGAGCTGCCTGCTCGCAATATCAATATTGTGCGACTAGACAACACATTGACACTGCAACCATTGACTGATCAAAGTCTAAGTTTTGCTGACTTACGTTTCACAAACTTTGAACACATGATTGTGCTAAACAATCAAAGTGTGTTTGGAGATTTAATTTATGAACCTATTACCGGTGCTCGTCAAAGCAGATTGAACTTTGTTGGCATAACCAGCACTGAATGGAATGGAACTGTTGACGCTCAAGGCTTTATCTTGAACCAAGACAATGTGGAAGAATGGTCTGGCCTTAAGAAATACAGCAAAGGTCAAATTGTCAAGTATAAGGATCAGTATTGGAGTGCCTTGGTCATTGTTGATCCTAGCATAGAGTTTGATTTTAACAAGTGGACCAAGAGTGACTACAGTCAGATTGAACTAGGACTATTGCCAAACATTGCCAACAAGGCAAATCAACTACAGAATTCATACAGTGTTAACACTGCCAATCTAGAAGGCGATAATGACTTGTTAAGCTACGGCTTGATTGGTTTCCGTCCTCGTCAGTACATGGCAGCATTGAATCTTGATGATGTTAGCCAGGTAAATGTTTACTCACAGTTCTTGGGTTCAAAAGGCACAATACTTTCAGCAGAATTGTTGAGCAATGCCAACCTTGGTAAAGAATCTGCAGACTATCAAATTTACGAAAACTGGGCAGTACAACGTGCAGTTTACGGCGCCAACGCTAACCGTAGTTTTGTTGAACTAAAATTAAATCGTGCATTGCTAAGTGCCAACCCAAGTCTGGTGCAGGTTATTCAACCTCAAGAACAAAGTCAAGCTGACCAAACTATCTTCTTGAGCAACGTATGGCGACAGAGTTACAAACTGACTTCTCCAGACTTTTTACCTACCACAATAACTGAAATCACAGACACCGCCTTGCCAAGTGCGGGTTATGTCAATCTTGAAGACGCTGATATTACTACGTTTGATCTTGGAACAAGATCAACTATTGCTGCCAATTTAGGACTGGTAAGTGTTGGTGCCACTGTTTGGGTGGCCAAAGTCAACAACTACGACTGGGACATTTATCGCTGTATTAACATTCCTGGATTTATTGATCACGTGTGTGATAACCTGGATGGAACATCAATTGTAAACTTTACAAAACCACACGGTCTGTCTGTTGGTGATCGACTGATCATCAAGCAGTTTGATGTGAGGATAGATGGTGTGTATCGTGTGCTAACAGTGCAAGGAATTAATCGTGTTACTGTTGCGTATACATTCACTCCTGGAGGCCAAACAGTTATCAACGGCGTTGGTATTGGATTCACCTTGCAAACTCAACGTGTTGCACAGGCCAGCGATATTATAAACTTACCTTACACAAATGATATTCAAACAGGTGCCAAGGTATGGGTTGACGATGACGGTACAGGTCATTGGCAAGTTTTACAAAAAGAAAACCAGTTTTCGGATGTGATTGAACTGTCACCTGCACTGCTAGACGCAACCGAAGCATATGGCCAAAGTGTTGCTCAAGCTCGTAATCGTTTTGCCGCATTGGTAGGTAGCCCACGCTATGGATTCAATACCGGTGCAGAACAAGGTGCTGTGTACGTGTATGTCAAAAACTACAGTGAGCAATATGCACCAGTAAGCCCTGTGGCCAATGGCGATGCTATTTTAACTCTTGATATAGATGGTGTGCGCGGATACGGCAACGCCGTAGACTTTGGAAATCAAACATGGGCTGTGGCAGGTGCCAGCAAAAGTCTAGGTATAGCCGGAGAAGCTGATGTTGGGTATGCCGCAGTAATCTATCGTGATCCAAGTCTTGGTGAACCTGGTGTAATTCCTTATGTACAATGGCAGTTGTTGATATCGCCTAATAACACCGAACCAGGATTGTTTGGACACAGTGTTGCAATCAGCACAGACGAACGTTGGTTGTATGTTGGTGCGCCTGCTGCTAACAAAGTATATGCATACGGCCAAGTTGATTGGCAAGATCAGTTTGTTAAAGCAAGAGGTGACGGTGTTACCAAGATCTTTAACTTATCTCAAACCATACAAATTAATGCTGCCACTCAGTTGCTTGTGACAGTGGATGGCACAGAGCAAGCTCTTGGTACAGACTACACAGTTGACAGCAGCCTGGCCGTGGTGACTTTTGCAACTGCGCCACCAGTTGGCGTGTTAATTGATATTCATCGCTACAACAGTAAAAATATTGACGGAGGAAATTACTACGACGTTACTCAAACAACAACATCTGGTTCAGGCACAGGTGCAGAGTTTACTATTAGACGAGTACGTAACGAAGTTGGACAACCCGGCAGTGTTTCTGGTGGAGTGGGGGTCACATTTGGTGGCACAGGGTACACAATAGGTGATACAATATCATTTGCCCCAGGCAAGTTTGGTGGCGGTGGATCAAGCCCTGCAAACAACCTTGTATTAACTGTGGCATCTGTTGGCACAGGCGGATCAGTTGAAACAATCAGTATTGCATATACTCCGCCAAGTTTGATTAGCATATTCTCTTTAAATGAATTCTTCTTTACCGTTAATAACATTTACTCATTCTCTGTATATGTCAATGAGGTATTGTATCGACCAGGTATTGATTACACATTTAATACCGGAACCAAAGACATAACATTTGTAACAATTCCTGCCGCAGGCACTTTAATTACAGTGCAAGCCCAGAGTTATTACGAATATGTTGACACACTAACTGTTGCTGGACTAGCAGCTGATGCACAATTTGGTTATAGCGTAACTACCACAGTTGATGGCCGGCAAGTCATGATTGGCTGTAAAGACGAAGACATTGATGGCAAAGTTGATGCTGGCAGTGTGTATGTGTTTGATCGTAATGTCCAGCGTTTTATATACGGAACTGATCCCAGTTCAACTATGTTCACGGTTCTCGGCACAGTGACCGCACCAGTAAGTGTTATAGTGAACAATGTTTTCTTGATAAATCAAACAGATAGCATTATTGGAGCGCCAGATAGTTTCACAGTTGACGGTAATAACATTACAATCAACGCAGATTTACAAATTGGCGATGTGATTGACATTGAAACAAATCAATTTTCACTGATGCAACAAGTTATACAACAGACTGTTAATTTGTCCAATGCAGTGGTTGGTAACCCAATGGAGTTTACCAATTTTGGTCACGCTGTAGACATCTGTTCATACAGTTGTAGCTTGTATATTGGTGCACCTCAAGACAGTACCAACGGCTGGAAAGCCGGTAGTGTTCAACGCAATGTTAATCAAAGCAGAACATATGGCAGCACGGTAGCATTGACCAAGGATCCTGTATTAACTCCTGGTGATACATTGCGAGTCAACAATCAAGACATTGAAATTTTATTCCCCACTGCTGAACAAACCAGTCTTCAACGCCTAGCACAGTCTATTACAGAAACTGTGCCAAACGTTGTGGCCAGTGTGACCAATGGATATTTGACCATTGCTGTAGCCAATTCTGCTGCCGCGGCTCCTACAAATAAACTTCAGGTCGCACCAGGGTCAGTGGGATCTGCGTTTGATGACATTGGATTTACTACATTTGTTTACACACAAAGTATCTACAGTCCTTATCCAGTGGATTTTGCAGGGTTTGGATCAAGTCTCAGCATAGATGATTCGGCTGCAAATCTAGTGGTGGGAGCACCTCGTGGTACACTATATTTGATCACAATCTTTGATGATGGAACAACTGACTTTGATGAGAACAGCACAATCTTCTTCTCAGAAGTGGTGCAAAGTGGAGCGGTGTACACATATGACTATCTGCGCAGTGCAAACGAAAGCGCAACCAACCCAGGCAAGTTTGTGTTTGGTTTACAAATAACTGACAGCAACATTTACTCATATGATGTGTTTGGCGCATCAGTAAGCTATGTTGACGGAGTGTTAATGGTTGGTGCATCAGGAAACGATGCCACCGCGGCTGACAGTTCAGGTTCTAATTATGGTCGTGTGTTTGTGTTTGAAAATGCCACTCGCACACCGGCCTGGACTCCATTACGAATACAACAACCAGTGGTAGATATTCGTTTGCTAAATTCAGTATTCACATACGACGTACTAACCAGTGCAAGAACACAACAATTTGATTTCTTCAATCCATTACAAGGAAAAATCCTTGGAGCAGCCAAACAAAATATCAATTACATAAGTGCAATTGATCCAGCAGGGTACAATGTTGGGCCGGTTAACAACTCAGGCAATACCTGGTTGGGCGAACATGTGGGTCAAGTTTGGTGGGATATTAGCACAGTGAGATTTATTGATCCCAACCAAGATGATATTGTATATGCAAGCCGTCGTTGGGGGCAAGTGTTCCCGGGCAGTACCATAGACATGTATCAATGGGTTCAATCTAGTGTACCACCAGCAACATATACCAGCGAAGGTACACCGTTGAATGTTTACTCATACACAGTGAGCACAAGATTAGGGATTGACGGTACATTTAATACCTATTACTATTTCTGGGTCAAAGGTCTTACAACAGTTGCCACTCAACAAGGCAAGACGTTGTCTCCGCAGACTGTGGCCAACTATATTGAAAACCCCAAAGCCAGTGGAATTGCATACATTGCTCCAGTGAATGCAAGTACCATAGCAATTTACAATGCCACTACAATCATCGAAGCAGAAGACACAGTGATCAGTGTTGAATTTGATCGTGAATATACTGACAGCAACGTTCACGTTGAATATGAGTTGATTGCGCAAGGTAAGTCTGATGCGTTCCTAAGTACCAACTTGTACCGCAAACTGCAAGATAGTTTCTGTGGCGTTGACACCGCTGGCAATTTAGTTCCAGACCCTACATTAAACGCCGCTGAACGCTATGGAGTACAGTTCCGCCCACGCCAGTCAATGTTTGTGAATCGCTTCGAAGCTCTAAAAAATTACATTGTGCGCACAAACAATGTGTTATCATTGTACCCAATTGTTGAGAACCGCAGTTTTGTGCTGTTAAATTCTAGCGAGCCAGAGCCGCCATCAACTGCTGGCGGAGTCACAAATTGGAACCTGCGTGTGGCCAACTTGGAAATTTTAAGTTTCCAAGATATTAGTATAGTACCAGTTGGTTACAAATATTTGGTTGCCAGCGACAGCCGAAACAACGGACTGTGGACCATTTACACAGTGCAGTATGGCCAAGGTGTGTTGATCAGTGTAAAAGAGTTGGTGTTAACTCGTGTGCAAAACTATGACACTCGCAGATACTGGAGTTATGTCAATTGGTATCGTCCAGGATATAACTCAAGCACCAAGGTCATTGCTGAGGTTCCTAACTACAGTGCATTGGCCACAATCAGTGTGCCCATTGGATCCAGTGTTAAAGTTATTTCTAATGCTCAAGGCAAGTTTGAAATTTACTTGTTTACTGATCTTGGCTGGGAACGTGTGGGATTACAAGACGGCACAATTGCAATATCAGCAGAAATATACAATTATGCACTGGGACGATTTGGATTTGACGTTGAAGTATTTGATGCACAGTACTACGACCAAGAGCCTGTGATTGAAACACGCAAGATTATACAATCAATCAATGAAGAATTGTTCATTGACGAACTTGCAATTGAACGTAACAAAGCATTGACTTTAATGTTTAACTTTGTGTTGAGTGAATTCTCTGCACCTGAATGGTTGGTCAAGACATCATTGATTGATGTGGACCATAACATTCGTAACTTGGAGCCGTTCCAGAACTATCGCCAGGATAATCAAGAGTTTGTGCTCGACTATATTCAAGAAGTCAAACCGTATCATGTGCAAATTCGTGAGTTCAACTTGTTGTACAACGGCCAAGATGCATACGGCGGTGACGTGACCGACTTTGATGTACCAGCATACTATAACACCAGTTTGGTTGTGCCACAATACACCAGTCCAATCTTGAATATTGACAATACTACTGATCCTCGTTATCAACAGCCCTACCTGCACAGCACACATCAACAGGACAATACACTTAGTGATACTCCACCGTCAAGCCTAGTATGGCAGGCATGGCCGTATAGCCAGTGGATCAACAATTACTTGTTGACTTTGCAAAGTATCAAAATGGTCACTGGAGGTAGCGGCTACACAGAAGCACCAACTGTCACACTTGATGGTGATGCAACAACACCTGCAATACTGCAAGCATTCCTAGGCCCAGTCTCTGAGTCAGGCACAGCATCAGTGCTGTACATTGCAATCATTGATGCAGGTTCAGGATACTATGCAACACCCACAGTGGTATTCAGCGGCGGCAACGGATCTGGAGCACAAGCATACGCGGTGATGGGCAATGATCTTGTTCGTAGTTTCCGCACAGTTATCAAATACGACCGATATCAATACCAAACAAATATTCTGACCTGGAACACAAACGGCACCTATGAAGATGGTACGCTGGTCAGATATGCTGACCAAGTTTGGAGAGCTGCCAGTACCGACTCAACAGCAGTGGTTGGTCCAACATTTAATTTAGATCAATGGCAATTGGTTCCTGCTAATGAACTCAGTGGTGTTGATCGTACCATGGGTTATTATGTTCCGGGTGTGAATGAGCCTGGAATTGATTTACCGTTGTTAATCGATGGTGTTGGTTATCCAGGAGTTCAAGTATGGAGTGATTATTTCTTGGGTAGCGATCCCAATAGCACACAACTTGAATGCACTGCAACCTCAGCAACCAACAACCAAATTACTTGCGCTAACACTCTTGGACTACAAGCAACTGCACCAATCAAGTTTTTGGGTACTACATTTGGTGGAATACAACAATATGTGAATTATTTTGTAAAAGACATTGTTGATCAAACACATTTTACTATTTGTACAGATGTAGGTGGATTTGCACTTGATTTAACCACAGCCACTGGATCTATGCAAGCCATCAGTTTGCAAATTCTAGATGCAACATACTCCAGCAGTTTTGGTGACATTTATTTGGGCACTAGATATTCAGATATCAATGTTGATGGCGGCGAATTCATTGGATTATACGAGGGACATGCGCCTGAAGAACTGGTCAATGGTGCTGAATTTGATACCTTGGACATGCGTGTGTACACTCGCCCAGGATCAGACTGGTCATTATACGATAACATTGCCGGCGCAGACGGACACGGTTTCCAAATTTCCAGTCGACGATATGTATACGAAATAGGTCAATTATTAAACTGGGACGGACTAGTAGAAAACCCAGTGCATCTTGTAGTTAGCAATGTCAATACAGGGCTGGATCTAGTGCCTGATGTAGACTTTGTTGTTGATTGGGTTAACCGCACCGTTGACATGATTGCTAGAGTTTCAGTTGGTGAAATTGTAAACATCTCAGCGTACGAACTAGGTGGCGGAAGTCAACTGTATCGACAAAATTACGTTGGTAATGATGTTGTGGATACACTGATAGTTCCAGTAAATTCTACCGAAATTTATCAAGCTGTGTTATTTGTTAATGGCATTCTTACTCCAGTAGATAGTTGGGAACCATACTATCCAGGAACAGACTGGGACCAATTGATTGCCTACAACAAACTTGATGTGGTGTACACCACAGGGCCTACAACTTATTATCGAGCATTACAAAATGTCATTGCTGGCATTGATATTGCCAACACCGCGTACTGGCAAGAGTTTGTGCCAGCAACACTGAGTAAAATTACTCTGGATCAAGAGTACTCCAGTACTGACGCTCTCAATATCACAATACTTGGATTCACAACACCAGTACAATATTCCTGGAGTACTCTGCAAACTGAATATTTTGCAGTTACACCTGCAATCAATTCTAATAAAACTGTAAATTTAACCAATTCAGTTGCCGGTACAAACATACCTAACATGATTGTGGAAATTGATAGCATCAGATTGCGTCCATATGAAGGTATTGAGTGGATTGGTGATAACAGTTCTACCAGTTTTGGATTACCACAACGAGGTGGTTATCCACAATCGATTATTGATCCCATCATTGATGTTACAGTGTTTGTAGACAACGTATTGCAAACACAAAGTTTTGGTGCATTCACTGGGGACTACAGTGTGAGCAACTGGGATGGCTCTAACACGCCAGGCCGCCAGGTACAATTTATAACACCTCCCAATTACGGTGCTAGAATTTTGATATCAGTAAGTACCGCGGCAGCGTACTTTGTGTCAGGTTCTCAGTTGCAGTTGATCAGTCCTCCGCCAGTTGGCGCCACAATTTCTGTGGGCACATTCAATGATACATCTCAACAAAATATCTTGACTCAAGTTTATCAAGGACCTGTTGAGGGCGGTGTGGTCATTGATGAGCCATATGATACAACTGCCTTTGACACCGGAGTAATTAACAATGATCCAGGATCATACGACTACTCTGAAGGCATTCCTTTGTTATCAAATCAATTTGACCTTGGCAGATCGGATGTAGACACAAGCCGACTTTGGGTAACACTCAATGGTTATAGACTATTTGATGGCCAGGACTACACAGTGCAAGGACAATATGTAATTTTTGCTGGCGGCGCAATTGCTCCTAGTGATATTGCAGTAATACAACAGTTTACCAATAGTATTGTTCCGGAAGCCATGGCTTTCCGTGTGTTCCAAGACATGCGCGGAGTACAGGCAACTTATAGAATTACAGACAACACAACCACAGAGTTAGTACAAAGCATGTCTTCAACCGCTGACATTGCATATGTGCGTGATGCAACCCGCCTGACAGAACCTGATTTAATAAACGGGATATTTGGTGTATGCACCATTGGCGGCGAGCGTATTATGTATCGTAATCGTAATACTGCTATGAATACCATTTCAGGACTCATGAGAGGTACTGCTGGTACTGGAGCCGCTACCCACATTGTTGGTGTTCCAGTATATGACATGGGCCGTGGCAATTTGTTAGGAGAAGAATATCAAGATCGCATCATCAAAGATGACACGTTAGCAGACGGATCAACAACTATATTCTATGCTCCTAGCATTTATCTACCTATTGTGGATCCTAATGATTCTAGCACTGTATACATTGATCACAGCATTGAAGTTTATGTGGGCGGCATCCGTCAGTATCCCATAACAGAAGTTGGTACACCTAGCCAATATCGTTACACTATCTTCACTGTAGATCCATTGGTACCTGGTAACCCTTATACAATTGGAGTAGAGTTTATCACTGACAATGATCCGTATAATCCGCTATTGGCTCCGGCTGCAGGGTCTGCTGTTACTATTGCACAACGTCGTGGATATTTCTGGTACAATAATGGTGCTGTAAGTGCAGTAACCACAGCAATTGCTGGCAATAGCTACTTTATTAATGCGTTAGGAAATACAGATTTCACTATAATTGGTGCGCCAGAAAACTCCCTGGGAATATTGTTTATTGCTACTGGACCAGGCACTGGAACCGGCACAATAAGTACTGTTTCTGACGGTGTTGCGCTTCAAGAAACTGCCACACAAGCCGCAAGGTTCTTGCGTGGTTTATAACACGCATAAATAAAAGACCATGTCAAACACAACGCCAAACAAGCCCGTAGTTACTGTCCCACAGCAGGAACGCCCACGCCGTCCAAACGAGATGGGCACAATCAGTGTACAGGCACATTTCAGAATTAGTGATCCAGTAACACAAAAAACCATTGTGGAGGGACGAGGATGATAATAACTGGACTTGCTAAGATCACAGGGCACGTGAAAATACATGACCCAAAAAACGGTGAAATTTTTTACGATGATCATAATGCTATTCATTATGAAAATATTTCAATTGCCATGGCACAAACTCTGGCAGATCGTAATACAGGATATATCTATCAAATGGCGTTTGGTAATGGCGGTTCTAGTGTAGACCCCACTGGCGTTATCACATACTTGCCCCCAAACACCACAGGTCAAAATGCTGACTTGTACAATCAAACCTATGCCAAAGTGGTCAACGATAACTCAGCAGCAGACACAGACCCAGAAAATAACAAAATGACAGTGCTACATACGTCAGGCAATGTTTATACAGACATTTTGGTAAGTTGTTTGCTGGATTACGGCGAGCCGCCCGAACAACAGGCATTTGATAACAGCACAAATTACAATGGTGAATATGTGTTTGATGAATTAGGGTTAAAAGCCTGGAACGGAAGTGCAGATAACCTGCGTTTAATTACACATGTGATCTTCCATCCAGTGCAAAAGAGTTTGAATCGACAGATTCAAATTGACTATACATTGCGCATACAGACATTAAGCAATATCAATGCTGTATAAATATTGATAACAGGAACAGGTAACTGACATGGCATATACAATTAATCTTACTGATGGTGCAGTTTTTGCAACAATAGCAGACGGCACGATCAATTCATCTAGTAGCATGACGCTGGTAGGTAAGAACTATGCTGGCTATGGTGAGTTTTTAGACGAGAACTTTATCCACTTGCTAGAAAATGGATCAAACACCACAGCACCTAGTGCTCCATTAACAGGACAACTTTGGTGGGATAAAACCAATAATTTACTCAAAGTTTATAACGGTACTATCTTTAAAACTATTAGTGCTGCCACCGCCAGCAGTACAGCACCCACATCAAACGTCACTGGCGACTTGTGGTACGACACCACAAACCAACAGTTAAAAGTATACACTGGTTCAAGTTTTATTGTGGTTGGTCCTGCTTATACCAGTAGCGAAGGTACCGCTGGTGCCATTCCAGGCACAGTAAATGATGCTGGAGGTTCTCCGCACTTTATTACCAGCCTGTTTGTAAACAATCAACAAATTGCTATTGTAAGTGTTGACAGTGCATTCACTCCTGCTGCTCCTACAAACACAAATTTTCCAACAATCTATCCAGGTATCACAGTTACCAAGAGTGCTTCTAGCACATTAGCTGGCAATGTGACCAACACTGGCAATTTAACACTAAGTGCTGGTGGTGCAACTTCTGTCACTGTAACATCAACTGGTGCTAACATTGCCGGCTACTTGACTGGAACAGGCAATATCACTGGCGGTAACCTGCTGTCCGGCGGTACTGCGGTGGTCACTGGCACAATCGTTGGTGGAAACTTAGGCACAGGTGGTACTATCACTGCTACAGGAAATATCACCGGTGGTAACATTATCACTGCAGGCTCGTTTCAATCAGCCAGCATCAGTTCCTCAGGCAACGTTGACGGCGGCAATCTACGCACAGTAGGTTTGGTCACAGCTACAGGTAACGTTACCGGTGGCAACGTTATTTCGGGTGCATTGGTACAAGGTACTAACATGAGCGCAACGGCCAACGTTCAGGGTGGCAATCTACGCACAACTGGACTGATCAGTTCTACAGGTAATATCACAAGTTCTGGTAACGTTGATGCTGTGTACTTTATTGGTAACGGTTCTGCACTGACAGGTATTAGTTCTGCCGTTTCTGTAACAAAGATTCAGAACGGTACCTCAGAAGCCAACGTTGGCGCATCAGGTGGTAACATCAACTTCAACATTGGCGGAACATCAAATGTGATGGTGGTGTCTGGATCAGGTGTTGTGCTTACAGGATTAACAACCCCTAGTGTTGCCAAATCTGGATCAAATGCTGTGGGCAATATTGGATCTGAAAGTAATTATTTTAATCAGGTGTTTGCCACAGCTACCACAGCATTATACGCTGACGTTGCAGAACGTTTTGAAGCAGATGAAGTTATGGATCCAGGAACTGTGGTTGAACTGGGTGGAACCAAAGAAATCACTAGATCTCGCACAGATTTAAGCGAAAATGTGTTTGGAGTGATAAGTACAAGACCAGCATTTACCATGAATGGTGGTGCCGGCCAAAACGATACACACCCGCCAGTTGCAATGACTGGGCGTGTACCGGTCAAGGTTGTAGGACAAGTTACCAAAGGCGATCGATTGGTCAGTGCAGGCAATGGTATTGCCCGTGCCGCACTAGCCGGTGAACCAACCCCATTTAACGTGATCGGAAGATCATTAGTGGACAAAACAACAGATGATCTAGGCACGGTTGAAGCCATTGTAAGCATAAATTAATTAGGATAAGAAAATGACATATTCAGCAGGCGGACTAATACAAGCGGTAGACTATAATGGTTTTGCCAATGACACGGGTGGTGCCAACGCCAATGGCGTATGGGCAACTGGTAGCACAGACAGAGGATACGGGCAGTCAGCACTGGGTACTGTGGCTGCTACAAATACTGTTACTGCCACTCAGTGGGCTAGTTTGGTCAACACTATTAGTTCAATTGCCAGTCATCAAGGCACAACAATCACTGCCAGAGCCGCACCAACTGCTGGTAATCTTATCAGCATTTTTGCGGCACTAAGTACTGACCTAACAAACTGTACTACCAACCGCGGAAACGCAGTGGCCAATGGCACACAGTTTACTGGATGGACCGGTACCAATTCCAAAACAGCTACTACATCTGGTGCAAGCTGGACAATTACATTTACTAACACAGTGACATTTGCATCAGCAGATGCCGCACGTTATTTCTTCAACGCAGGCGGCCGTGTTAAAATTGACGTGAGCAAAACATCAACTGGTAACACCGGCGATCCAGAATGGAATGATCTAGCCAACACATTGTGTGGTGACATTTATATTACGGGCGGTACAGCAACCCAAACAATCGCCGGATCAAGCTATACAGGAACAACCAAAGTTGGCGGCACAGGTAGTCCAACCACATTGGCAACCACAACTGGATGGTATGACTTAACAGCTGGTGCAGGTGCAACTATCGTTTACAAACAGTTTGCTGACACTGCTCCATACACTGCTAATTTTATACAACATTCAATTGCCAAGGGTGCAGGTTCTGATACACTGGTAATCACAACACTTTGGCAAAACACTGACAGCGATCCAATTACTGGTGGCACAGCCTCAAGTGGTGCAACACCAGGCACAGCCCCAACAACTATTGTGACCTATTTCCCACCAAGCTCAACATACCTAACAACCGCTGCCTGGGGAACACCGTCAGTGGCAGCCACAACAACTTAATATCACTGTACTTCACCAAAAGGGCCCAAGGGCCCTTTACTTTTACCTAAAAATATCGTATACTATCACTATGGATACTGATGACTTGATTGCTCATGCACGAGCACGGTTTGATCACGTTGCCGCAAAACGTGTACTCAAAGAAAAATACGAAGCTCGTATGTTGTTTGCCTTGGCCGGAGGCATGTGGC